TGTTGCGTTTCTTGATTGTTTTAAACATTTGGTCCGTTACACTGGCTTTACGTTTCCCACTTACAAGCCAGTTTTGAGCAGCTCTTACTGCCGCCCTCGCAGCAATACGACCTGCCGCCCTAAGAGCACCAGAAGCAGTACCCTGATACTTAGAACTACCAGATTGAGGAGGAGTAAGAAAACCGCTTCTTCCATACATTTTATATTTATTTATAACAACTATCGTACAAATATCTAACTATATATATAAATAAATCGTGCATATATCGACTAAATTTTATTTATAACTTCAAAACGACGCAACAACGCAGCAACCAATACTTGATCCGCAAAAATGTCATCAATTTGATAATTTGATGTCACAATAATTTTCTTTGGGCGAATTCTAACAGCACCACCCTTTTGTTCAGCAATAAAAGGATAACGATCTGCCCAAATCTTCAAATGGTGGCCTAACACGCAATGCACTTTGTCAAAATCATCCAAAAGTACATTGTCTTCACCTCCATATCCATCCCACCATTTGTTGCACATTTTACTATACGGATCATATTCATCACGAGCCATTCGGCTCTTCCCACTTCCAGGTGGTCCCCAAATCCACAATCCACAAACATCATCAAGTTCATCAACCGCAGTCATATGATCCTTGGCTATTCGTTTGAGACTTCCATAGAATCTGACGTAGATGTCAGCATCAATCTGGTCAAGTTTATTGGCCTTAGCCAATACTCGGACTCGCTCCCAATCAGATTTGTCGTTCCTCTTGAAGGGGACCTGCCCCAATTCAAATCTGGTTCCGGCAACACTGGTCTCCTCCTTCCAAACGTATTCCGAAGCTGCGGCGCTTCTCGATAATTCGGCGTGAATTGTTGATCCAAACACATTTTTGACTCCAGCAAGTCGAACTTTCTTTTTGAAACAAACCAACAATTGCCAGTGCAAGTACCCAGTTCTTTCTCCTCTCTCCAACTGTCCTTTAATGAAACAACAGCTCGGCGGCAAATAACACATATAGGCATTTTGAGGAATTGTTAATAGCCAGAATTTTCCTTGCACTGACATTCACGACCGACAAACATATTCCACATGTATTTATATATCTACGCCACTTATTTCCATATAGGGAAATATTTGTTGTTACATAGCAACCTTTTTTTTGAGCACCGATCCACCGCTATAGTAAGTAATACTGCGGTGGAGGCTCAATCAAAAAAAAACAATATTCCGCGATTAGGGTTGCAAGCAACCCGTAATCGACTCCACAGATATAATAAGTAAATTTCCTTTATTTATAGGTTACCCTCCGCTTCGCTACTCCTGACCCTAACTTCCCTAAACTATCGTCTTCGTAAAACGAGTAGCTGTAACAACATTTTTTACATAAGCATTACAATTAACCTTCAATTCTTTCTCAATAGCCAAATTAACACTCTCACTAACAGCCGAATTAATCATACGTTCCAAAGCAATCAAAGTATACTTATCTTGTTTGAATCCAGGACGATCTTCATAATATGATCCCTGAATAACTTGATTAAAAGTTCCTTTTACAGTAAAATTAATAACATTAGTCTGAATTTGTCCAGGATTTATCAACACTTTACCAAGTGTTTTAACACCACGCAACGAATTCAAATCAACCGGATCTTTAAAACCCTCTTCATAACTACCGCTCGAAGTCTTATAAATTATTCCATGAGTAGAATCAGCGGTAATATCAAACTGAGATGCATTCGGCAAAATAGTGCTTTGCGGACCATGACCATATCCAGCGTACATCTTACCTTGCAAAGGCGCGTTATCAACATCATCAGATTCGTTGTTACCAGCACTGGTAATGCTTCTGTTCTGAATTTTTAATCGACTACTATAATGCAAATTCACATATGCACAATCCAAACGAACAGTAGCCAGAGCAGGACTACCAGCACTAGCAGGCACAAAAGACATATACTTAAAATCACATTCCATAACATTGAACCACGGTCTACCACTGTTAACACACCAATCAATAACAGAATCAAAAGTGTTACCACCAGCCATAACAAAAGAAACACTTGTAACAATCGAACCAGGGTTCAACTGATAATAAACAGTAATCAAATCATTCAACCGAATCTCCGTGGGGGCCTTCGTTTGAATAATGTTAACACCCATTTTTACAAACAATCTTTTCACAACAGCATTCCAAACTGCACGCAAAGCAATAGCACTCGGACATGTTGCATGACCAACATAAATAACTTCATCTGTTGTCGAATAAGTAGTACCATATTCATACACCATATTAATACCATTCACCATTTTCTTATACTTCTTAGTGCGACGCATTTTCTTAGCTGACATATTCGGTCTAATTTTCTTATCCGCAACACCAAATGTTATTCTTCCACCACCAGTGTTGCGTTTCTTGATTGTTTTAAACATTTGGTCCGTTACACTGGCTTTACGTTTCCCACTTACAAGCCAGTTTTGAGCAGCTCTTACTGCCGCCCTCGCAGCAATACGACCTGCCGCCCT